TTTAGAAAAAATTGAATTTAAAGAAGAAAAATCATTAATATCATTTAAATATTTTTTTGCATTTTTATTCCAGTAAAATTCAGAATTACTTTCCGCAGATTCATTATCAATAATGACAACTTCATGTCCTTTGCTGACTAATTCATCAACAAGATTACTACCAATAAATCCTGCGCCACCTGTTACTAAATACTTCACCCTTTAAGTTCCGATAATTTAGTATATATTTTAACATTCGGAATTTCAATAGTATCTGCAAAAACAACACCATCTTTTTTAGTACCTTCTACAATTACTATGTCTTTTTTACGTGGGAGGCGACCATATGCCTCTTCACACGCATCTCTTTTCTTATTAAATATCATTGTTCTCATTTCGGCTTTTTCGTCTGAGACAATAGTTTGATTATAACGGTTTCCATTTTTAGACTTTCTGTTAACAGAGTCTTCAACCCATCCCACATATTTTATCTTTCGGTCTACCATAGACTCTTCTACTTCACGCAAGTCCGATAGATTTTGCATTTGGGCCTTAAACAGATTTTTAAGCGTAGTGTAATAAGAATAACCTAAAAAATGCTTTTCATAATACCAGTTAGCAAATTCTTCATTCTTGCTGTTCATTCTGAAAATATCTGCGTATGGTTGCGATTTTTTTCTTAAAGTTTCTAAACGTGTTTCACGTAAAAACTTCTTACCTTTATCAGTTACAGCTTCTTTATCTAAGTAATAAAGAATTCTTCTTAAATCAAAGTTAAAGTTTTTGGCTATTTTCCATTCATGCTCCCCATCTTCGCCTACCGCTCCAGCTACAAAGCTTTTTTCGCGGTCTGTGAGTAAATTCCAAAGCTGTGCTTCGTACACAAGCCTTGTACGGCTTACCCCAAACCCTTCTAAAGCCCCCGCTTGGATTAATGCAGACAATACACCGATATTAATTCCGGTTTCTTTTGCTACTTGGAATACCTGAAATTTATTATAAGTTTTATACTTTTCATCTGTACGAAACTTATCAATTTTTTCCATTGTAGTTTCCGACACACCCCTAATTGAACTTAGNCCGAACCTAAGATCATTACCTTCAATAGTAAAATCTTGTTCTGATTTTAAGATGTGGGGTGGAAGTANCTTAATACCAAACCAATCTAATTCTTTTTGTATNTTAGCAATTTCAGCCATTGGNTCAGGCTCNTGCTGTGTCATTTGAAGTAAGCTTAAAAAGAATTCTTTAGGATAATTAAATTTTAAATATACAGTGGACGCAGAAAGTGATGCGTATGATATGGAGTGTGATTTATTAAAAGAATAATTTGCTGAATCTTCTAGAATCTTCCAAAAAACGTTACCAGCATCCTGACCTTTATCATTTTTAACTTTTAATTCTTCATTCTTATTAACAAGTTTACGAACTTTCTTTTGCCATTTTTTAACTTCATTAACTTTTTTCTTACCAACAATACGGCGCATTAATTCCGCTTCATCAAGCGTAAAACCCATTTTGTGAGCCATAGACATAAGCTGCTCTTGATAAAGTACCACCCCATGTGTCTTTTGAAGTTCATCATCAAAAAATGGATGAATTTTACTGTCTTTTTCTTCGTTTTTAGATTCAGCATATTGATCTGTAAAATCAATAGCACCGGGTCTTGCCAAGGCCAGTACAGCACTTAACTCATCAACGCTTGTGGGTTTTACCTGTCGGCACACTTTATAGGCTGTATCCGCCTCAATATGAAATAAACCATGTCTCTGCCTTAAATCTTCAAGGTGATTCCATAAATTCTCTTCGGTGGCGTGTTCACTAATAATATCTCTTTGTCTTATTTTTGCGCCATGAATTTCTTCAATTTTTCTAAGAGTCCTATCGACAACAGAAACCCCACGGAGTCCCAAAACATCAAGCTTTACATTTGTTAATGACACCCAAGTGGCATCATAAGCTGAAACTAAACTTTCTTTAGATTTATCAAGTTCGGTGGGGCATGTATCTTCAAGGTCTTCATAAGAAAGAAGAATTGCTGACGGATGAACGCTTTTGTTTTTAATAAGCCCTCTTAGTTTACATGCTGTTTTGAAAATGTGGGGATTTTCTTCACACCACTGTCTAAATTGAGGTAGTAAAGGTTCGCTTGTCTCATTTGCCTTCTTCGTCAACAGCATTTTCGTAACAAGCTTCATGAATGTCTTTTGACATCTCCATATTTTTTTGGTAATCATGTCAGAGATTTTATTAACCTCCTGCTCTTCAAGNCCACCAACAATTTTTCCGCATTCTTTTATTACCAGTTTACCACTGAGAGTGTTAAGGGTAAGAATCTTAGATGTTTTACCTACATACTCATTTTCTAAATACTCTAAAACTTTATTTCTATCATAATAACAAATATCCAAATCAATATCTGCCATTAGACCGCCATCAAGATAAGTCACTCCATCAATCACCTGCTTTTTGNCACGGGTTTTAGAAACGAATCTCTGAAAATACAAGTCGTGTTTAATCGGGTCAATTCTTGTTACATTTATTAAAAATAAAACGAGACTTCCTGCAGCACTACCACGCCCCATACCCGTTGCGACATCGTTACTATTACAAAAGTTAATAACATCCCAAACTAAAAGAATATAATCAACAAAACTAAGATTATTGAGTTCTTTAAGTTCGTCTTNGGTNCGTTTTTCATATTCTTTGTATTGTTCGTCAGTAAGCTGAAATTCTTCTTTAAGTCCTTCTAGCCTTTTGTTGCAAAGGGCTGTCAAGAATGTAAGATTATCGCAATCTTCTGGTACTCCTACCCTGTTTTTTTCTGCTACATCAATATCAAAAGACGGCAACCTTACGCCCTTGATACCAAGGTCATATTTCTCAAAATTATTAATTAAATTACTCATATATCTAACATCCACTTTAACTTATTCCAAACCTTTAAATTTAACTCTAAATCCACTAAAGCATCGTGCAACTTACTGTAATCGTGCTCAATGTCAAAGTTTTCCCCCATTGCCTTTAAACTGCCTCCTAAGCCACGTTTTCTTATGCTCATGAGTTGATACTGAAACTCTATCAAAGACGCGTCAGAGGGCTTCTCAGAGCCTAATTTGTATGCTTTGGCGAGCGCATAGGTATCTATTACCTTATCTGTCAAATGAGAGCCATCTTTGCCCATTTTTTTGTAATATTCAAGAATTAAATAGAGATCAAAACCCAAAACATTATGCCCCACAATATAGTCAGCTTCTTCAAGCCAGTTCTCCATAAGTTTAAAAACTTTATCATGTGGCTTTTTAAGTTTGTTATATTTATCCTGACTAAAGCGGGTTATTTTAGCAGCTTCAGGGCTTACATTAAGTTTTCTATCCCACTCAATTAAAATGTCTCGTTCATCAAATTTTTCATCCCCTTTGGCTTTAAGCATCGCCATTTGCCACGGGACATTATGGCGAAAATTAAGGCACAAATTTTCTGTTTCAAAATCAAGAAAAACAAAAGTTTTTTCTTTATCAAATCTAAGTAAGTGTGAGTCCATATTAAAATCCAAAATCCCATTCATCTACCATTTTTTGCATACTTCGCATTACTGGTGAAGCTTTCTTGTTTATCACCACAGAGTGTAGGCTGGATATAGGCAAATTATACATATCTACCAAGGTGGTAAAATCATTTGAGCTATCTGTACGACCTTTTTTCCAAAGCTCTGCTGTGTCCCAAAATTCTTGATATGAAATATCACCGCAGTACCACACCCCAATTAAACCAGAGTATTGCTTGCCGCCTTTTCTTTGTAAACCTTCGGCTGGTTTGCCATAATAACCGCTTTCCTCAAATTCTAAACTTATGAATGCATATCTATCAGGTTTTTGATGGTTGCTAGTTTTTGCAACAGATACATCATAATAACTTTTCGGACTTACCACTCGCCTTTTTGTTTTTACTTCAATAGTTTCATTACAATAGCTAATATCATGATTGTATTTATCGCTAGGGGTTTTAACTTTTAAATAATCAGCCAGTGCTAATTCACCCAACCTACCAGCGGCATTACCTCGGCCACTCGTTATGGAATTATTTAAAGAGCCAAGTTTTTTAGCCCACTCTTTAGCTTCATCTACCATCTCTTGTGTGTATGGGAGTTTAATCATTTTTATGCTTCTTGTTTTTCTTTCCAGCTTTCAAAACTAAATTCATCACTAGACAAATTATCAATATTTGGTTTACTCCATGTACTACGTTTGTCTATGCATCGCATGGTAAGGTAAGCCATAAAATCATCTTTATTTTTATAGTAAATACTTTTTGCCTCTTGGCTTTCGTAGCCTGTCGTTCTGCAAAAATCCTCAACAAGTCGCCGTTGAACGATGTCAAAAGGAAGTCCGTTACTTTCTAACAAAAAAGTCGGAGAAGTAAAATCAAACTCAGGCATACATTCACCTTGTTCTAGTGCATTCTTGAATAAAAATGAATCATAAAAAGGAACAGCAAGAGCTAGGTCATTGTCATCCCACACTTCTCTCAAAAACTTAAAATCAGTTCGAGGTTCGTAGTAAAAACCTTTAGTAGCAGCATTACTATAAATTTTAATTAGTTTTTTATAACCACTCTCGTTCTTGGCAAAGATTACATATTTAGAAGTGGATTTTAAGGCTTCTTCACCTCTAGCTTGGTTGTCAGAACAAACGTTTAGTCTTACGCCATATCGAAAACTTAAATCTTCGTCTTTGGTGCTATCATAGGCTTGAAGAAAGCTGCCCATGTTGTCCTCTACTAAATAGAATTCTTTAATTCCGTTTTCTAAACAAATATCAATTACTGAATCTGGACCGTCTGGAAGTAAAGAGTCTTTTTTCTCTAGCGTTAGAATACTTTTGCTTTGAGAATAATGTGTTTTAAAAAGTGGTAACACCATTCGATTAATATAGACTTAAGATATTCAATTTGTCAAACCCTAAAAACCAAAATCATCATCAACCTCTTGCTGTTGGTGCTTGGGACAGCCACCGTAATTCTTTTTAACTACTTTTTCTCCATCTTTCGGGTGAAGCTCTTTTTCGGTGAATGCGGTTTTAATTTGATTACCATCCTTGTCTATAAGTTGATAATATTCAAAAGCAAATTTGTAAGCACAATGCCACATAACGCTACCATCTTTTTTAAGGTGGCCCGGATATTTAGCGAATCCACAATTGAGTGGCCCCTTAAAGCCTTCATTCTTTCCGGGGAAGGGCTGATCAGCCGCAAAATTGCACCTAGCAGTTTCTTCTGTAAAGTTGTTTATTACTTTATAACAGTGCGATAGATAATGCTCTAAGCCAGCTAACTGCTCTTCCGTAAACTCTAATTCCTGAATAGTCTCATTTGGGAATTTTAGAAAACAAAATTGAACAACTGGTTTTAGTTTCGGCCAAGTTTTTGTGGCAACAAGGCTGTATATCATGCCCTGTAAGTTCGCGGTTAGGTCGCTTCCTTCAAATCTTTTTTTGCTGCTTTTATAATCCTTGATTAGAATCTTATTTTCTTTAGTGTATTTTGCAGCTTTATCTATGAACCCACGGACGCTGTAAGCGGGGTCATTGTTTTTTAAATTAAATTCATATTCTGGGTCTAGTAGCTTTGCACCAGCACAGAAAAAATCATCATGCAAACCCACAAGAATCATATCACTGACTAACTCATAGTTTTCTTCTGTATTTATGCCGTATGCATTAAGATGCTTGTTAATGAGCCTTGTCACTGCTGGAGAGCCTTCTATATGGCCTTCCTTTGTAATTAAATTAAAATGCTTTTTATGTTTTTTGACAAGAAGAAGCTCAAAAATTAAGTGACATACACTACCGCGCATAGCACCCTCATTATTTGTTTCTGGTAGGCCAAGGTGATACTTGCACGAATAGCTCCAATGACAAGACTCAAGGTTTTTGATTCTCGATGCAGATAAAATTTTTTCTATTTTATTTTCTTTGCCCATTCTGTTATCTCCCCCTTTGTCATCTCTCCAAAGTCATTTTTGGACGGTAGATGAATTAACAATTGTTCTCTATCAAAAAATTTTAATAATTTTTTATATGCTTTTTTACAAGCTTCGTTACCAGCTAAATTTTTATCATTATTAAAAGCTAAGACAATGCTATCAACATCATATTTAATTAAAGCATTAACAAGTGCAAAACTAACATCTAGGCCAAATGTCACAAGAACGTTTTTATGTCCTGCTTGCCACAGAGATAGCATGTCGCCTATGCTCTCTACCATTATGGCTGATGACTCTTCTTTTATAAAAGCTTCATTAAAAAAAAGTGGATACTGCCATCGGGACTTTTCACCTATATGCTTCCACTTTGGAATACGAGAATCTGATTTAATATTATAGATATATCTTCCAGAAACTCCAATTAATTTTTTGTTTTCATCAAGGATAGGAAAGGTGTATCTATTTTTCATTTTACCTTTTTCAAAAACGCCTCCCTCAAAAACATTGATGGTCTCATCACTTATGCCTCTTTTATTCCAATATGAATTATCTTTTATAACATCTTCAAATGTATCACTAGAAAGAGTTTTATAGGTCTTGGGTGGTGGAGTCCAAAGCTGACGTTTTTTAACTATGAACCCCTGTTCTGATTCAAGCCATTTCTTAGCATCTTCTGGTGAGCACTGTAAACAAAGCTCTACCAACTTCTCAATAGGGCCAGAAACACCACGAGCATAGTCAACAAAATACCCAGTATCTTTTTTAACTGACAATACGGTATTGTTATCCGAATCACGATAAATCGGAGTAGCTCGATATTCTTTGGCAAGCTCGGTGATGTTTCCGAAGCCCAAGTTAATCATTATTTCTTTAATATCACTCACTAAAGAGTACCATCATCTTCTTCAGGTTGTTCTGGGGCGTTTTCAGCCTCTCTTTGCTCCAGTTCATTACCCTGTATATCACTAGCACTACGCATATTCCTAAGCGTACCCACTGATTCAAGAGTAAATATTCCGCGTTCTAAATTTATATGATTCTTTTGAAAAATATTACCTTCTGCGGTTTCACGCCTCACTTGTCGTTCGTAATCTAGACCCCCAAGGCCCCACGAACGAATTTTTAATGGAACTAATTTATGTGATCCATTTTGTCGCCCGTCAAGTTCAACCTCACGGTCATCTTTTTGTTTGTAATAACCTAAAAAAGAGCAATCCCATGACGCACTATGAGACATTGCCATAGCTGTGGCATCTACTTTTAAAACGTCCTTTAATGGCTTTGTATCGTCATCTGGCTGCCTGTTGGTTTGTAGTGCCGTAAGAACTGGGCTTTTTAATTCTAGGGCAAGCCGCTTTAGCTGTGATGACTTATTTCTAATAATTTGATATTCTTGATTATGAGAAGATGTTTTTTCTCCAGTTATCTTAAGATAATCATAGCAAATTAGACAGGGCTTTCCCTTGCCTACATATCGATTATAAACATACTTAACATATGATTCCACTTCATCAATGGACATATGGGAAACAGTTTTGTGTATTAGATTTTTTCCAGCTTTGGCCATGATGTCTTTCATATAATCTTCCTTTTCAAGAAATTTATTATATTCCATGACTTCGTTCCGCAACATNCCAGTAGATATTAAAATCGGTTCAATTGCGGCAATCATTCCGCCAAGTCGATCCCTCATCTCATTATCTGTCATTTCTGTATTGAGGTATATAACAGGCTGCCCTGCCATCGCGACTTTTAGTGCTACGTCCAATTAAAAACGTGGTTTTACCAGCCCCAGTTTGCGCCAAAATCATGTGTAAATCTCCGTAGCGTAAACCGCCGACAAGCTAAGTTAAGTTCCTCATACGGCCACGGAATACCAACGGTTTTTTGGGGTTCATTTGCTTTCTGTTTAATGTAGTCATTAAGCTCTTCTAAAATGAACGTGGGTTTTTCTCCATCAATGGCATCCACTTTAAATTCATCAAGAATTTTATTTGCAGTATTGATTATTTCAAAAGGACTTTGATCGCTATTTTTAAATTGCTCTGCTGCAATTTGTTTGGCTTTTGAAAATGCGTCCCTTCTTAGATAGAACTTATAAAGCTCTTGACATGTTTCTACAAAACCTTTTTTATTAGTTTGTGTAAAACTAACAGCACCGAGATAATTATCAATATCATCTCCGCTTAAACCGCTTTCCACTTTGTTTGCGGATATTCTATTAGCAACTGATACGCTATTTATTTCCTGACCGCTCTTTAACAGCAGCATAATTGAATTAAAAATGCGCTGATTTTTTTTGTCTGCAAAGGACTTTTCTGTTAGCAGAGGAGCAACATCATAATAATCTTGTTCCTTATTTGGGCTTTTTAGCAAGTACCCTAATGCTCTTTTTTCTAGCCGTAGGGATTTTAGTCTTTCTTCATCGAATCTATTATTCTTTTCTTCCATATATTTACTTTCATCATATTAATGATATCCCATAAAGCTTTTCAATGTACTCCAAAGAAAGCTCGTCGATATCTTTGCGTTCTAATTCAATAAGAGTGTAATCGTTCTTCTCAAGCCATTCGTCTTTTTTTACATCCCTCTTTATAGATTTAAAATAGTCAAGGCGAGTGCCGTGAAAAAATGGCACGAACTCTGAATGCTGTCTACCGTTAACTTCTATTGCAATTTTTTTTGTTGCATTAAGAAAATCAACAGCCATTCTGGTTCCGTATACTGGAAACTCTTCAAATACTATGTGAGACTTCCAATATCCTTCTAGGAAGTTTTTAACACTGGTTTGTAATTTTGATCGGCTTTTTTTTGTCCACTTAATTCGCTTCTTTCCAACGTTCTTATAAATAAGTTTGCCATGTATATTTAAAAGCCTCATTTAAATAAATTTTCCAATGTCGTTTTAAAATCTTCAAAGAAATACTTTGTTAGTTTCGGATTCTCTTCGAGATATCGAAGGAGGTTATCTTCACCCTGAAATTTTTCTTCGACATCACTATACCCCGCTGATTTAATTTTCTCAAGTGCTTCTTCGGTGAAAGATATCCAAGGGCCACTTTTCTTTATCATCTCCCATGCCCCTAGCTGACTTATAATTTCTCTTTCTACTCAAACACTTCCGATTTCAGATTTATATTTAATTGGATATTCTACTATAAGACCACTGTTTTCAGTCATAGACTTTCTGATGGCTATTTTACAATTATGTCCAATCGGGGCATCTTTATCTTTTCCAAAAAACTTAGAAGATTTATAATGATTAGGTTGAAACTCAAGAATCCAGTTCGCATAATGCTGAAGAGCGTTACCACCGGAATTATTTGATAATTTTGCATCTTCTTTTGCATATGGGTTAACACTGACCTTGCTTCTAACCTGACAAATACACAAAGCAATATGTCCGTTGTGTGCGGTTCTGAGAGCAAGCCTTTTACACAGTGTAGATGTAAGCAGCGCACCCCCTGCGACTTTTACAGCTTGATCTAGCCCCTTTTCAGCATCGTCTTTGGGAATTAGAGCATCCATGCTATCAATAATAAACATGAATTTTAAATTATCAGGATTTTGATCAATGCAATTTTTAATTAAACCACCCACATTTTCAAAAATATTTCCAGAGTATAAGAGCCATTTGTTTTTAGAGGTGTCTACACCAGTAGATTTAATTATTCTATCTGAAATTCGACCTTCAGCTTTAATATAGACCACAAAAGCATTTTCATATTCTTTTTGAAAATTAGCAGCAAAAGTTAATGCACATGAAGTTTTTCCACCACCCGCTACGCCACTAAAAACATTAATTCCGGGGTTTAAACCACCACCCATCTGCAAGTCCAAGTTGAGGCTTCCGCTTGAAACTCGATAGTCAATAGCTTCACTGAAGGAGTAATGCTCATCATCTGTTTTAAGGTGCTTGTATAGTGCGTCAATTGAGCCGCCCATGCTTGTTTCTTCTTTTTTCTTTCTAGGTGACATAATAATTACTCAAAAAAATCTAGTGGGGTTTTTGGTTTAGTTTCCACATCAAAGTCATTTCCAATTTTTTCTTGTTGAAAATTATAGCCTTTTTCGGTGGACTCTTCAACTCTGTTATAGATTAAGCTGTGGTCATTGAGATAGTGCGAGCCAAGTTTATTACTTATAAACCATGACAAAGAAAAGAATTTAACCATATCTGATGATGGTCGGGCTAAAGTTTGCCAGAACTTTAAGTCAGGAAACTTTTTAATTAACTTATTAGCCATCGCCCTTTGTTTCGCCCACTGTGAAGCAGGTAAATCGGGCATGAATTTACTAACAATAAATTTGGCTAATTTTCTTTCTTCAGGAGTTGTCTTGGCCTTACCCATCAAGATCAAACATTACCATCTTATGCACCAGTTTGTCAAATGATACTTTCGGGTTCCATCCAAGCTCTTCTCTTATCGGGTTTGAATCGCCCAATAACAAGTCAACTTCTGCAGGTCGGAAAAATTTAGGATTTATTTTTACCAAAGCAGTCCATTGACCGCCCACAGTAAAACCGTACTCTTCTTCTAGGCCATTTCCACGCCACTCCGTACCTTGGAAACCAGCGGCTTCAAAAGCAAGTTCAATAAACTCCCTAATTGAATGTGTTTCAGTACTAGAAAGAATATAGTCTTTTGGCGTATCTTGGTTTAGCATTAGCCATACCCCTTCTACAAAATCTTCGCTGTCACTCCAATCTCTTTTGGCATCTAGGTTGCCAAGCTCCAAGGCTCTAATGCCTCTCTGGTGTCCAGATTCCCTATGTGCATTAACTTCAGCCTTAATACGCGCAACACCTTTTGTAATTTTCCTAGTAACAAACTCTTTACCACGCTTTGTGCCTTCGTGGTTAAAAAGAATTCCGTGAACTGCATAAATGCCGTGTGATTCACGATAAACCTTGACCAAATGCCTAGCCGCAGCCTTAGAGGCTCCATAGGGGCTTCTTGGCTTAATTGGATGCTTAATGTCCTGTGGTGCATAATCTACATCGCCCCACTCTTCACTACTACCAGCACTATAAAATCGACAGTCTATCTTAAATTTTCTAATTGCTTCTAGGCAGCGCAGCACACCAATGGCATTGGTGTCCATAACTTGAAGGGGCATATCCCAGCTACACCCCACAAAAGAATTTGCAGCAAAGTTAATAAAATAATCAGGCTGTATGTCTTTTACAAGCATATCAATACTTACGTCATCAGAAAGATCACCATATACAAATTTAAAATTAGGATGGTCCTTAAAATTTGTCGTGTTAACAAAGTTTGGATTAGCACTACGACGCATCATTCCATAAACTTCGATTGGCTCTGCTTGGGATAGGAGAAGCTCTGCCATATTTGCTCCATCTTGGCCTAAAACCCCTGTGACTAATACCTTTTTCATATTCTAAATATATTATAATTGATTTAAAAAATCTACTAATTTTAAAATTTGCTGCTCTTTTACCCCACTGTGCAGTCCAACATATAATCCGTTTTTATGCAGGTACTCTGCGTTTTTAAATTGTTTATAATCTGCATACTGCTTGTAGCAGGTATGTCTTAATAGGTTCCCGCTAATTATCGGTCTGTACTCTATTTTTTCTTCTTCTAGATACTTTTTTATTAATTTAGCTTTTCTTTTTTTAGATACAATCGGAAGGCAGAAAGCTACGTTGTTATGTTTTCCTTCTGGTAATAGATATTTATTTCGATCTAAGTTGTTTTCATAAACTTGATACAACTCAATGCGATCAAGAATATAATCATACACCCTATCAAAGTCTAAAAGCCCCATAAAAGCGGCTATATTAGTACTTCTATAGTTATTGCCTAATATATTAAAATCAAATAGAGGATCGACCAATT